AAAGAATGGTCAAAGACTACTGCTGGCATGGACGCAGGGAAAAACAGATTTAACGCAATGATGGCTAATCGTAGCCAGAATCCTGTATTAGGTCAGACTCAACCAGGAATGAGTGGCTTTGATAAGTTCCAAGCAATGCAAGCTGGTAGAAATGTTCCAACTTTAGGTCAGCCAAGCAGCGTTACAGCTTCAGGAATGAATGGAATGCTTCAGGCTATTGGTGACATAATGAGAACTGAGCAAAGAAATGCGGCTCAAGACGGTAAATTAAATCAAGCAGACTACGATAGGTTCCAGGCACAAATGGGAGCTAACCCACTAATTCTCCAGCAGCTACAGATGGGGCAAAGACAAATGGGGCCACAATTTAATACCTTTGGTTTTGGCGCACAGCCAGGATTAGCCGCTCAAGGTGGTCAAGGTGGCAGTATGCTTGGGAATATGTCGAGTCAAGGTATGAATCAACTTGCAGCAGGTCAGCAAAATAACCCAACAATATTTAAAGCGAAGTCTTAATGTTTAAATACTTTAAGTTAGAAGATTTTAGTTGCCAAGAAACAGGCGTAAACGGCATTAATGTTGAGTTTGTTTCAAAGCTAGATGAGCTAAGGGAAGCCTGCGGTTTTCCTTTTATCATTACTTCTGGTTATAGAGATCCTAGTCACAGCATTGAGGCTAAGAAGTCTAAACCTGGAACTCACGCTCAAGGCATTGCAGCAGATATAAAAGTAACAGGTGGAGCGCAAAGAATGGCAGTTGTGGAACACGCTGTTAAACTAGGCTTCACAGGAATAGGCGTAGCAAAGAGCTTCGTCCATGTAGATATAAGAGAAACCACACCCGTACTGTGGTGTTACTAATAGGATAATATTATGGCCCCTTGGCTAATACCAATACTTTTAGGCGCTGTTGGTGGCGCAGCATCAAATCCAGATGATCGCCTTAGAGGCGCATTACTTGGTGGAACTTTAGGCGCACTTACTGGTGGCTTAGGTGTTGGTGCAGGAACCGCTGCGCAAACAGGTAGTCAAGCCGCAGTTCAAGCAGGTGGTCAAGTCGCAACAACAGAAGCAGCTAAAAGCCTAGCACTTCAAGAGGCTTCTAAACAAGCTGCCTTAGAGTCAGCTAAGCAGGTAGCAGCTAAAGAGGTTGCAGCAGAAGCAGCCAAGCAAGCAGCAACAGAGACAGCCAAGCAAGCAGCAACAGAGACAGCCAAGAACGTAGCAGCAGAAGAGGCAACCAAGCAGGCAGTAACAGAAACTGTCAAAACTGGCGGCAACCAAGTAGTTAATGCGGCTGAAGTATCCGCTAACGCCACAGAGGTTAAGCCAGGATTGCTTGATAGTTTTAGAGGCAATGACCTTGGTGTATCACAAAACCCTGGAGCTACTTATAATAGTCAGGTTCCGCAAAGTCAAATGGGTCAAAGCGCTCAATCTGGCGGACTTGATTTTGGTCAAGCTGGTGAAAGATTTGGCACAGCGGTAAAAGAAAACCCTATGGAGACAGCGCAGTTTACTTCTCAAATGTTAGGCGGAGATCAACAGCAGCAACAAGCAGCACCAGTATATGTAGCTCCTATAGAGCAAAACTTTAATGCTTCCCGTCCACCTTCTGTAGAAGAAAGGTTAGCAATGACCGGCGGCAACGTACCTTCTTTTGTTCCTAAAGGATTGTTTGAAGAAGAAAGACTTATAATGGATGACGAAGAGAAGCTTCGTATGTTAAACCAACAATTTGCAGGGGCGGGATTAGTATAATATGGCTACGCAAGAAGAATTAGAATTTCAAGCTTTACTTAATCAAGCTATGGCTGGTGCTGGTCAAGCTCCTGCTGATATGCCAGTACAAGCTGTAGATCCAGTCAGAGCAGAACGACTTGCATTTGAAGCATCTCAAGGTGCTCCTGTAGCTTCTGTAGCTCCTCCTGCTTCTGTAGCTGCTGAACGTCAGCTTCCTACACTTAACGACCTCCAGTCTAACGTGGACAGAATACAAGCTTTATCACTTCAGAAGCAGGCAGCTCTTCAAGAGCAAGCATTGTTAGCGCAACAAAGGCCAAACCAAAGATTTTTAAACAAAGATCAATCCTTTATGGATGCTTTTAGAAATCCAGGTGCAGGCCAAAGAGACTTTGCTCTCAAAGCAGGCTTATCTTTACTTTCTAGTGGTGGCACTCAAGATCTATCTCAGCGTATTGGTCATGCTTTAGGTGCTGGCGTACAAGGAATGCAGGCAGCTAGAGAAGCAGAGTTGGCTAAAACAAGATCTGAAGCTCAATCAAGATTCAAACAGTTTGGCATTCAAGAGCAAGCCGAGCGAGACTTGTTCAACCTTAATAAAGAGATTGTAGAAGAGCAAAGACTTGCACAGCCTAAAGCTCCTACACCATCTGCTATTGTTAAAAATTATGCTGAATTAGCAGAGGCAAGGAAGAGTGGAAACGATGAGCTAGCTAGGATTTTACAAGCTAAGATTGATGCAGATACAGCTACGCCTCCTGAAGAAAGGAGTGCTTTTGATGAGCAGCTAGGTAAGAAAATGGCTGAAGAATTCACTACAAGAAGAACTAAGGCTATTGAGACAGCTCAAAATATACCTGTAGTGGAGAACCTACAAAAACAGCTTGAAGAAGGTATAATCTCTGGCACTGGCGCAAACTTTAGAACAAGCCTAAACAAAGCATTAAATACTCTTGGATTTGACTACAACGAAGATGTGATAGCAAACACAGAAGCTTTTGCCGCAGCTCAAGCAGCTCAAGTTGCTCAGATTATTAAAGCTTTTGGTGCTGGTACTGGTCTTTCTGATGCGGATAGAGAGTTTGCTCTTAAAGCTTCTGGTGGCGATATTACAATGAGTCAAGGCGCTATAAGAAGAATACTTAAAATCAACCTTGAAGCGTCAAGAAACATTATTAAGAACTACAACAAAGAAGCTGAAACCTTAGATCCAAGAGAAATGGGTCTTCCTTATAGTACTTTGACTGTTGAAGTTCCAACTGGTCTTGATGTTAAGAGTGCTACTGACGAACAACTCCTTGAGGGCTTTTGATAATGGCTTCACCGCAAGAAAAACTTGAACGTATGCAAGAAATAGCTAACCGAGGCATACAAGGTCAGTTACCTCCAGAAAAGCTAGAGATATTTAACGAAGCTATTTCTCGCGGCTTAATTGCAATGCCTGAGCCGAGTGGCTTTGAAAATACGGCAGCAATAGCTCCTCCAATCGATGTTAGTGCTCCTGTAGATTCTTTTAGCGCCCAAGTTCAAGCGGCAGCATCAGAGCCTACAAAGGATGATTTAACTCAAGCAATCCTCTCTCGTCAATTCTACCCTGCGGAGATAGAGTTGTGGAAGCGAGATAATCTTAGTGCTCCTGCGCGTGGCAAGATGGATGATAGACGAGCAATCAACTTAATGCGAGTTGATCTAATCGAGGAACTTCAAGATCCATCTCTAGCGGAGCAGGTTTCTGTTGGCTTTGCTCAGGGCGCAAGAGAAATAGGCCAAGAGGGTTTGAAGTTAGGCGCACAAACTGGTGAAACTGTAGGTCTAGTTGATCCAGAAACTAGAGAGCAGCTATCTTCTGATATAAACCTACAGCGTAGTGAGTTCGCAGAAAGTGACATAGCTCAGTTTCCTGCTACTAAGGGTGCTAAATTTGTTGGCGAGATACTGCCTACTATGGTTATTCCTGGAGGTGTTGCTGGAGGATTGCTTCGCAAGACTATTGCTGGTGCTGTTGGCGGTGGTGTTTCTGGCGCATTATCTCCCACTGAAGAAGCTGACTTCCTTGCCGATGAAAGAATGAGCAATATAGCTCTCGGCACAGTGTTAGGTGGCGCACTTCCTGGTGGAGCAGATCTTGCTAAGAAGGCTGTAATTGATCTACCAAGAAAGTTTACTAGGAAAGGTGGTCGATTAAGTGTTGAGGAACCTCTTAAAGAGCTAACCTCAAAAGCAGCTCAGAAAGAAAAAGATATAGCTGCAAAAGAAATTGGCGTTTTCTTGAGTCCTGCTGAAAGAGCTAAAACATTAAACCTCCTTAACTCTAGTGAGAAATCAATAAACCTTGACGACACAAATGCGCTAAACCTTCAGATTACTCTACAAGAAAGAGATCGCACTTTACAAACAAGCATAAAAGACTTGATAGAAGAAGTTGCACCTAAGCTTGGGGAAGGAGGAGCGAAAAGAGCGCAAGCCATAAAAGAAGGTTATAGAGCTGTTACGCAAATACCACTTCCATCAAGCTTAGTTCAAAAAATAAGAAACGATGACATCTTAGGTGAGTCTTTCGAGAGTATGTTATCTGGATCATCGAGAGATTCAAAGCTTGCTCAGATGGAGATCAAGCAGCTTCCTGGTGGCCAAGCTCTTATTGACTTTGCTCAAGGTAAACCAGTATCTGATGACCAATTAAGGCAAGTATCTCTTGCAACTATGGACGTATTTAATAAATTCGTCAAGAACGAAGTAAATACTATCGCATCAGCAAACCAAGGAAACATTGGTCGAGTTGGGAAATACTTGAACAGCTCTCTTAAAGAGGTTATGGAGTTTGTTGATGAAGCATCGCCAGAGTATGCTTTAGCCAGAAGAGAAGCATCTCTAAACTTTGCAAGAAAAAATCTTGAAAAGGCGGCAGCATCAATAAGAGGTGCAGCCTTAGATAAAGGTGTGAGCACACCATCATCTGTTCAATTCTTCCAGAAGACTTTAAAATCAGATAAGGATTTTGAAAAGTTAATGATGGAGCTTGGATCTAACGAGCCAGCAAAATTAAAAGCAGCACAACTTAGGTTGGTTTTAAGCTCGATAGAAAATTCTCCACTAGAAAGAATATTTAGCAGTAAAGATCCAGCAACTACTGCTGCTGGTGGTGCATTTGGCAAGATTGGTGCTGCTTTAAATTTCTTAGGTACAGCTCAAAGAAAAACCTTCTATAAAGGCATGGTGGATTATATTACTGATCCAAACTTGTCAGATAGCCTTCTTGATGATGCTGCCGCAATAGCTGCAAAGAGGAAGCCTAGCCTTGTTGAGCTAGACACGATGGGCAATCAATTCTTAAAGGTTGTTAGTAGATTGAAACCAGAAGAAATTAATATTATGCTTCAGGACGAAGAGCAGGAATAAACCTGCTACTTCTTTCTTGGGAGGATTGAGTTCTTATTCTTCTTGACTGGTGGACTGGTAGCATCCTTAGTGTTGCTCCAGTCTATCTTATCAAACTTCTTTTTAAACTCTTCTCTGCCTATCTCAATAGGTCTTGGCTTTGATCCTTTACCCATAATTACCTCTAGTAGTTTACTTTGTGCGTTAATTGTTCTTTCTGGTAAAGCCGCTCTTTAATATCAATCATTTTATTAAGATACCAAATAGCCTTCTTCGCATCCTCTATGCAGTTTCCTTTGTTCATAAGCCTACCGCCAGTATATTTAAGTACATTGCCGTGACAGTAATCTATAGCGCCTTGTGTGCCAAGAACATCAACGATGTAGTCGATAGTCTCTATGTCGCCTTTGGTGTAGTGTGCTGGATGGTTTACGTTGTCAGTCATAATCTCTCTCTAATTAGTTAGTGGCTGGCTTTGGGGATAAGGTAGGCCAGCGCTACCCAAGGAGGTTCAACTCCCCAATGTCGTAAGTAAATCGTAATAATCTAAACTGTTTTTGTCTTCATCAAACTCAATACTAAACATCAATCTATGTTCTCCAAAGTTAATTACAGAATGATGCTGTTGCGTGTTAAGCAGGTAGTACGTAGATGGTTTGTACTCTAGCTCAATAAAACTGTTCACCATTGCAAGCGGCTCATTAGAGAATAAGCAGTGACTATTATCACCTCTTATCATCATATTTAAACTAGCGCCTCGGTTATCATCAATATGCCAGTTATAAATGTTTTTTCTTTTTATTAAAAGTATTGCTGCATTAAAAGTGTGCTTTTCGTAAAGTGATTTTAAAAAACTATCTTTTAAAAAAACATCTTTAGGTACAAGCTTTACCCCAAAATTAAAGTATTCAACAAATGGATCGCTGTTATCTGCAATCAAAAGCAAGTCATCCATAATGTTAGACTTGCAATCGATTTGCTTGTAACAATCCACAGAATTAACCACTATAAATCCGTTAGAAGAGAATCAAGTTCGTCCTCAAGCTCCTCGATGTCAATCCCGCACTCACATAAGAATTTACCTATAGTGATAGCTGTTTCACTTTCAGTTATAGTGAACGTGTAAGGTTGTTCGTACCCATCAATACTTAAAATTAAAGTCTTATCTTCCGGCAAATACTCTGCCATTAAACATTTCTGTGATACTGGATCATCTGCGGTAACGCTAATAACTGAAATCATTG